AGCAGTGCTTCCCAGAGTTACTCCGTGCCCGAGACACCGGACGTGAAGGCTCGTTTGCAGATCGCTGATTGGCGGACAGACTTTGAAATGACGTTCGTGCAGTTCTCGAAGGATCACAGCAACCTGATCCAGGGCAAGGACAGCGGCAAAGAGGTCACCATCGAGGAAGTAGAGACGGCGGCTGTCAACGGGAAGGCGGCATGGCAGCAGCAGAAGGCCACGATCCTGAAGAACAACCCGGAGATCAACCCCGCGTATCTGGACATGTTCGACGCCCAGGTGGACGCCTGGATCGACAGCATGGAAACCGAGTTGAAGTCGGCCATTGCGGAGAAGCGCAAGGTGGAGCGCCCGCCGCTGTACTACCCGTTCATGCCGATCACAACCGACCCGAAGACGGCCAGCCCGTCATGGGGTGAGTTGTGGAACACGGTGGTGGACAAGTACGGCACCGAGCACACGCTGGATCCCAGCGATCCTCGTTGGACGACTCCCCCGGATATCGACTCCGTGCCTCCGCTGCTGTTGCCCAAGGTGGGCAGTGTTCCGCAGAAGGAACTCACCGAGTGGGAGCAGCGGTTCCCCGAGTTCGCCAAGGCCGGGATCACGCTGTCGGTGCGCCCGATCAAGGGCACGGCGGGGACGCTGCACCAGAAGACGTTGGATCTGGATTCCTCCGATGGGGCTGGACTGACGGAAGGATGGGAGGGCTACGAGTACGTGCTGACCCTGCCCACTGGCGAAGAGGTGATGATCGCGGGGCCGTCAGCCACGATCAAGTCCTCGGGATCCGGCAACGGAAACCCGTTCGGCCCGACGATCAACGGGTATCCCACGTTGGCCAGTCGCGCAGGGATGATTCGGTTCGAGGGCAAGCCCGGGGAGTCCGCTGAGCAGACGTGGGACGCGGTGAAGCCCGTGCTGGAGGCGTTGGAGCCTGTTGACCCGCCCTCGGACACCGACCTGCAGGTGCTCTACTACCGGATGCTGGCGGGCAGTTTCCAGCACCGCAAGAGCCCGCCAGTGAAGCACCAGCAGTTGCTCGTGGACTACGTGGCGAAGGTGAAGGAACTCGGCGGCGTGGTGAAGTCCGACAAGGACGCCCCGATGGATGAACTCGGGAAGTTGATGACCCCCGAGGAAGAGGCGGCGTTCTGGGCTGAGGAGTTCAGGACACTGGTGGGGGACAAGCGGTTCAACGCGTTCATCATGGCGCAGGGGTGGCGTCCCCGGTTCGAGACGGATCCGCGCAGCGGACTGCCGTCAGGGCACCCCTTCTGGTATCGCGTGGATGCGGATCCCGAAGAGGTGTTCGCTTTGAACTACTGGGCGACTCAGGACGGGATGACTGCCGAGCCGTTCGTCTGGACTGGGATGCAGAGCACCGACGAGCGGTGCCGTGTGACGGGCAAGTTCATCCACGGGCAAAGTTCCGACGATGATCAGGCCAACGGCTCGGGAACCGTGATCTACACGACCCCCGGCCCTGTGGGTGGCGGCAAGTCGGCAATCATCATGTCCCCGATGATCGGGATGCGGATCGGTACGTACGGGTTCCCCACTGACTACTGGGGCAAGCCGTGGCTGCGGCAGCAGTACACCCCGGTGTCGGTGACAGATATGATCACGGATTCCCACCACGAGTTGCTGCCGAAGTGGCAACTGTGGTGGAACGACGTGCTGGCTGTGAACTGTGAGACGGAGCAGGTGCGCAAGGGGCTCTTGATGGATCTGAAGAAGGCGGGGATCACCGAAATCCGTGGGATCCCGGTGGAGGACTTCTTGGCCGTGGGCGTCTCCGATATGAGGAGTAAGGCGGAAGTCAACTTCAAGCGGGAGAAGAAGAGGATCGCAGAGCAGATGGCCAATGAGGGGTGGATCTGATGGATCAGCCTGAGTGGTTGTCGTCGGATGCGGTGTTCAGCGGCGGCGAGACGGGTCGGAAGTGGTATCGCTGGTTCGCGAAGAACTTCTACTACGGGTTCACGGCCACGCGCATTGACGAGCCGTCTCCCACCCTCACGGTGCCCTTGCCGATGCTGGAGCATGTGGGCGTTCGCGGGCTGGATCCGGCGATCCGGTTCTGGACACCCGAGTGGCCCGGGAAGGGCTGGGAGTGGATCATCGAGTCGATCACCCAGCGCGACGGTCAGACGTTCTTCCAGGTGGCGCTCCCGTTCGGGGACGAGCAGGTGCAGATGTGGCGGTTGGTGCCGATCTCCGAGGAGCAGTTCAAGCAGTTGTGGGAGTCAGGGTGGTACGAATGGATGGTCTGATCTTCGTGGCGCATTGCGACCGGGACGAGAACGTGAAGGGAGTGTGGCGCTTCGGCTCCGCGCACCCGGGGGCGTACTACCCGAGCAGTCAGCAGGGCCAGATTGACGAGGAGTGGGGCAGGATCCTCGTGGCTGACGCCACGGGCTCTGAAAGCACTGCGCAGGACGTGGTGGAGTCGCTGACGCACTCCTCGGTGATGGAGGATCGGTGGTTCGTGATTGACAACAGTGAAGGTCTGCCGCTACCGGAGGTGTTCGATGCCAACAGCGCCCGATAGTACGAGTATGACGCTGGGAATCTATCCGTCCTCAGAAGCGGACTACCTGCCGCTGACGCGTACCAAGTCGGGGCGGCTGTACCGCAAGCACATCCTCACCAAGGGGAACCTGCGGCACCCCGCGACCAAGCAGAACGTCAGCATTGACGACAACTTCTTCACCTCGCTGGTGCAGAACTTCAACGAGAAGGTCTGCGACATTGTGCAGGTGCCACTGGCAGGCCCGAGCAACGAGCACACCGAGGATCCGACCCGCAACATCGGTGAGGTTGTGGGTTTGGAACTGTCCGGGGACAAGTTGTACGCCCTGATTGACGCCCGCGACGAGCAGTACGCGGACAAGTTGGGCAAGACCCTGCTGGGCGCTTCCGCGATGATCCACCCCAACTATGAAGACGCCAAGACCGGGAAGAAGGTCGGCCCCACGCTCCTGCATGTGTGCGTGACGAACCGTCCGTACATCACAGAACTGCAGGACTACGAAGAGTTGATTGCCGCTTCCGCCGATAATACGGGGGACGCGGTTATGTTCACGCCTGAAGAGGAGGCCGACGCGATGACACGCGAGGAAATGTTCGAGGCGCTGAAGTCGGAGCACGGTATCGACGTGCCCGCTCTTCAGGCAGCCCAAGAAATGGCCCTGAGCCGTTCCGGCGAGGGCGACCTCGCGGAGCGTCTCTTCGAGATCATCTCCGAGGTGCCGCTGGAACTCTCCGGTAGCGACCAGACCGAGATCGTTCTCAACGCCGTGCAGGAAGTGGTCAGCGAGAACCTGACCCTCTCGGCGCGCATGGCCGAGTTGGAAGAAGAGGCGCGGATCGCCCAGGTCGATGCACTCGTGGACGAGGGACGGATCCTTCCGGCCCAGCGCGAGGCGTTCATCGAACTCTCCGCGTCTCAGCCGGATCTCTTCGAGAAGATGATCCCCGAGGAGCCCCTCGTTCGCCTGAGCAACGAGGAAGGCACGTCGTTCACGGACTCTCGCGGAGAGCAGTTCGAGGACGAGGTGGCAGCAGAGATTCAGCGGTACACCGCGTCGGACGGCCCTGCTGCGCAGGCCGGATACATCAAGTAAGGAGATTGAGCCACAATGGCAGATCAGGTTGGAAACGCGGTTCCCGTGCCGGGGCAGTTTGACGAGGGCTCGGTCACCGATTCAGAACTCCTCTACTCCACCAGTGGGTACACCCAGAAGGGTGTGACGCTCGCCGGGGGACAGGGGATCCTCTACGCAGGCACCGTTCTCGGTCGGATCACCGACTCGAAGAAGTGGGCGCAGTACGACAACTCCGCGAATGACGGCACTGAGGTGGCGCGCGGTGTGCTTCGCAAGACCACTGACACCGGGACTGGGGAAACCAGTCAGGACGTTCAGGCCAACATCGTGATCCGGGGCATCCTCAAGAACGCCCTGATCTCCGGTGCTGACGCCAACGCTCTGACCGACCTCAACGCCCGCCAGGACACCGTGCTCGGGACGTTCACGTTCTAGTCACGGTCGGGATCCCCGGTTCGCTACCTCCGCACAGCGAGCCGGGGATCTCGTTTGTGGAGGTTCAGTGCGGAATCCCCCGATAGTACGAATGACAGGCCAGCCAGTGACCTCCGTGGTGGCGCAGGCCGGATGTTCTCAGCCAGAGAGCATCGCTGCAGACCGATAGTAGGCACGACGAAAGGACTCCTACGGTGCCTGACATTTCTCTGTTGAACCCAACGGTTCTCCGGGGCGTGGTGGAGAAGTTCACGGCCCCCGAGTCCCTGATCATGCTCAAGTCTGTTCCCAAGACTCCGTGGCCGTACCCGACGGCGACCTGGGACGTGATTCGTGGCAGCCGGATGGTCGCGAAGCCCAACGTCCCCAACTCCGAGGCGCACATCGTGCCCCGGCTGGGTCGTTCGCAGGAAAGCGCCGCGTTCGTCTACCTTCGTGAGAAGAAGGTCTTCGAGCCGACCACCCTGCACTGGCTGCGTCAGCCTGGGGATCTCGCCAAGGCCAACGCCGAGGCTGCCGTGATGCGCGAGGTCGGTGACCTCAACCAGCGGTTCGACAACTTCGCTGAATACTGCATCTGGCAGGCGCTCACCGGAGAACTCACCTTCGACTACGCCGACGTGCAGGCGTCCGTGGACTACAAGTTCGCGTCGTCGCACAAGCCGACCGCCAGCCCGCTGTGGGCCTCGGCCACCCCGGCACAGATCATCGGTGACATTCGCGCCTGGAAGCGGCTCATCTCCCGCGACGGTCGCGTTGCCGCCAAGCAGGCGTTCGCAACCGAGAAGACCATCTCGCTGATCTTCGACGCCTACGCGGTCACCTCGGGCAACGCCCCGTTCCTGCTGTCCGACCGGATGAAGGATCAGTATTACACCACCGGAACCCTCCCCGGGTTCATGGGCCTTGACTGGACGACCTGCGAGTCGATCTACGAGACTGACGGTGCTGTGGAGACGCTGTTCCTCGCGGACAACAAGATCGTCCTCGGCAACTTCACCGAGGGTCGCCCCATCGAACTGATGGAAGGCCCGACGGCTGACGACGAGGCTCCCGAGGCGTACACCGGGAAGTTCGCGAAGACCTGGAAGGAGAAGGATCCCTCGGCTCGCCAGTACCTGCTTGAGTGGAACCTGCTCCCGGTGGTGACCAGGCCGGAACAGTTCGTGTTTGCAACAGTGTAAACACATGCTACTCTGGTACTCGTGAACAACGAGTACCGCAAGTGGACTGCTGAAGAGGTCGCCCTGTTGGAAGACAGGGCGACCTCTTCGACTGTCAAGGAGTTGGCAGAAGAGTTGGGTCGTCCGGTGAAGATGGTTCGCTGGAAGGTCAAGAAGTTGGGGCTGACCACCCAGGACGGTCGCCGCAACACTGGTCGCCCTCGCACAACGTGGACGCCGGAACGGTTGTCATATCTGCGTGAGCATGCGCTAGAGCCTTCTGCACAGATCGCTGAGTACCTTGGCATTTCTGTGACTCAGGTTCAGGATGCGCGTAGTAGGTATGGGATTCCCGGGAGGGGAACTTCACGTAAGCACAGCGCCGAAGAGGTCGCCCGACGTATTGAGCCCTTGCGGGGGTTGCAGAAGGTGGATCGGAATCAGCCCCGAGAGTGTCCCCAGTGCGGGGAGGTCAAGCCTGTCTTCCAGTACCCCTCAGAGGGCACGATCCAATCTGCGCTGTGTGAAGACTGTCGGAAAGAGCAGCGAGCCGTTCGGCACATGAAAGCGCCTGTACCTCGGAGGAATCTGGGCCGTCTGCGTCAATACACGCTGAGTGAAGAGGACTTCGAGGCGTTGGTTGATGCTCAGGAAGGTCGGTGCTCAGTGTGCAGGCACTTGATGCAAGGTGCAGGCCCACGGCGTATGACTATTGACCATGACCACGGTTGCTGTCCGGGTCGAAAGTCTTGTGGGAAGTGTATTAGGGGTCTGCTGTGTCATCGGTGCAACGTGATGATCGGATTCTTGGAGGGGTTCGTGCAGCGCGGCGGGGATCCACAGCGGATTGTGGACTACCTGTCGTAGTCCGACGCCGATAGTGTGAGTACGGACGAAAGGAGAATCCCGTGGAGGAGAGTCCCAAGGAATCAGTCGTGACCGAGGAAGTTGTGGTTGAATCGTTGACCACCGAACCTGATGCGGAAGTAGCCCCCAAGAAGCGTGGCCGTCCTGCCAAGGCTGCCAGCGCCGGGAGCGGAGACGTGATCCTGCTGCACATCGTGGAGGACGGGTTCACTGCGCAGGGTGCGGTGTGGATGCGGGGCCAGGAGTTGGAGTTCAAGAAGGACACCCCGGAGTATCGCGACACCCTGGATCGCAACGGCAAGTCATGGCTGGATCTGCTCGGGGACGACGCAGCCCAGATGGAGATGTTCGGGAAGGTCATGTTCCGTCCCGGGCCGTGGCCGGGAGCGAAGTTCGAGGTGCCGGAAGCCCAGCAGGCCGAAGAGCAGCGTGGCCGGAAGCCGCCGCGCCTAGGCGACAAGATCTAGAGGAGTGACCAATGTTGTCTGCGCCGAGCACAGCGGATCTCGCTGAGTTCACCGGGACGGACGTGTCCGAGTATTCGGTGTTCGTGACCCAGGCTCTGGCGCAGGCGACATTGCTCTTCCAGTTGGCCACTGGACTGGAGCAGTACCCCACTGATTCTGCGCAGAACGCGCTGGCGGTCAACGGGATCTGCGAGATGGCCGACAAGATCTATTCGTCGCAGCCGTACATGAAGGCGCTGAACAGCCCGTTCCAGTCCGAGAGCATCGGATCGTACTCGTACAGCAAGGCCCAGAAAGCCCTCTCTCGCGGCGATCTGACCGGGGTGGCATGGTTTGACCTTGCTGTGCAGAGGCTGTCTGTACGGCCCCTTGTGGAGTCCTCAGCGACCACTCTGTTCGATGAGATCCCCGAGTGGCCGTCGGACGCCACGAACGACCCGCCTTACAGGCCGATTGGCTAGGCCCGGATGCAGCATCTGTTCTCGTCCACGGTGTCGGTCAGCAGGCTGAGCGTGACCGACGGCGGCGGCGTTCCGCTGTACTCGTTCGACGTGGTGAACCCATCGTTGCGTTGTCGGCTGGATCTGAACTTCCTGCGTCCTGGGAAGGATCAGCCTGCAGCCCCCGAAGCGGGCCGAGCCCCGGATCGGGTCGGGGTGATGTTCTGTGCGGTGGACGCCGATCTGCGCGCTGGGGATCGGGTCAAGGCGGTGGCTGGCCCCGTGGACGGGGTGTTCGAGATCCGGGTGGTGCCGGATGTGGCGACGGACTACTCCAGCGGGCACCACAAGGAAGTGCAGATCGTGGAGGTCGCGCAGGCGTTCTCCGAAGAGGGCGGCGAGTACACGTTCGGGAACGAGGGCTGAGAGATGCAGGTACACATCTTCGCCAAGGAGGTTCTCGATGAGTTGGATCGCCTGCAGAAGCCAGACTTCGAGGAGATCCAAGCCCTGGAGACAGTGCTGGGGGAGGTCTTCGCGCTGACCCAGGCCGAGGTGCACGTCATCACCGGGAGCCTGCGCGGGTCGGGTAAGACGTGGAGCGACTTCGACGGGGAAGCCTGGGAGGGCGGGGTGTCCTACGGCGGGCCGAGCATGGGGTTCGTCAACGATCCTGTGGAGTACGCGTTCTACGAGTGGCGGCGAGGCGGCTCCCACGACTTCTTCGGGCATGTGCACACCATCGACCACCGTTTCTCCGACGCGATCATCGAAGGGCACCTCGAAGAATGAGCATGTCGTTGGCGCAGGCAGCGCGCGAGCATCTGGTGCAGTACGCGCCGTTGCGCTCGCTGCTGGGCAGCGGGAACGGTTTCAGCACCTGGATATTCCGGGGCCAGGACGACCAGTCCAAGCCGTACGTGAACATGGAGGGCACCGGACAGGCCGCGCTGCTGATCCGGCAGGACGGCGGCTGGTCAACCCCGAATCGGCACAACACGATGAGTTTCCCCCGGCTGGTGGTGGAGGTCTACGTGGATCCCGAGCGGGACGCGATGGGCAACGAGGTCGGCCCTGATGTGATGAGTCGGCTGCAGGCGATCTGGACGATGCTGGATCGCTACCTGCGCAACGTGGATCACGCCACGGTGATGTGGGGGGATGTGCGCACCATCGGTTGTGACCGTCTGGACGAGTGGTCGGTGTTCGCTCTTCCCGATGGTGGAGGTATCAGGATCTCCCGGGCGGGCTTCGGAGTCACGCTCGGGTGAACCGCTACATGAGGCCGAGGAGCCGTAGATGAAAGTTCTGGTCGCTGTCCCGTTGAGTGTCTACTCGGGCTATGGCAACGACGGTATCGGGCTGATTATGGCCCTACTGCGCAAGGGGATCGACGTACGGCTGCGGCCCACCCATGTGGATCCTCCGCTGCCCAAGGAGATCGCGCACCTGCTCACCAAGGAGTTGGAGCCCCCGTTCGATCTGTACCTGAACCATGTGGATCCGCTGCAGTTGAAGCAGACCGACCACAACGCCGAGCACGCGACCCTGAGTGTCGGCTGGACGATGTGGGAGATGACCAGCCTCGCCGGGGCCGAGGCGGTGGAGGAGATCCCGAAGAACACCGAGGCGTTCGACCTGATTCTGGGGTACGACCCCGTGAGCGTGCAGGCGCTGTCCACGGTGATCCCGGTGGACAAACTCGGGATGCTGCAGGGAGGGTTCAGCCCCGAGGTCTGGCAGCCCCCGGTGGAGCGTGACTGGACGGGGGATCGGTTCGGGTTCTGCATGGTCGGGCAGTTGCATGACCGCAAGGATCCGTTCTTGGCAATTGAGGCGTTCCGCGAGTTGAAGCAGGAGAGGGGCACTGATTTCGAGGGCGCGGAGTTGCACCTGAAAGCGCAGCCTTTGGATGCTAAGGTGCTGACACCTTTCGGCTGGGCGTTCATGGGGGATCTTCAGGTAGGTGATGTGGTGTGCGCTCCTGATGGTTCGGTGCAGACGGTGCAGGGGGTGTATCCCCAGGGGGAGCAGGACATTTATGAGATCACGTTCAAGGGAGGAGCGACTACTCGGTGCACGGAGGATCACCTGTGGGTGACGAAGACGCTGTACGAGAAGAACTGGTCTGTGAAGTCTTTGCAGGAAATGCTCGATGCGGGGTTGCGAGCAGGGAAGTCGTACCGTCACAGGGTTCCTCTGACTGACCCTGTGGCAGGGTTCTCTGAGCCTTGTCGTCACGACGCTCTGGATCCTTACCTTCTCGGTGCTCTGGTTGGGGATGGGTCCCTGACACAGGGGGCGATTGTGGTGGCAGCCGAAGAGGAGATGGTGGAGCGGCTGTCCAAGATCGTGGCTGATTATGGCTGTGATCTGGTGCAGACAGGACGCCCCCTCTGTTATGGGATCCGGGCAGCAGACGGTTCCCGTGGGACACCAATCCTCAAGACGTTGCACTCATTGGGACTCATGGGCAAGAAGGCGCATGAGAAACGGATCCCAGCGTCGTACATGTTCACCGATGCTGAGAAGCGGCTCGCTCTGCTTCAGGGGCTGATGGACACCGATGGGACGGTCAACATTGATTCGGGGCTGGTGGCTTTCCACACCACGTCACCCCAGTTGGCTTCTGATGTTGCGGATCTGGTGCGCAGTTTGGGGGGAGTCGCAGCGTTGCACACGCCATACCCGGGGCGCTGGAAGGATTCCTCTGGGGCGCACCACGAGGGGCGGATGGTGCATCCCGTGCGCATCACGCTGGGTTTGTGCCCGTTCCGGTTGAGCCGGAAAGCACAGGCATGGCAGGAAGTGTGGCGTCGGCGTAAGCACGCTTTCGAGCAGACGGTAGTGGATGTGAAGTTGGTTGGGCGGGCACAGGCTCAGTGCATCAAGGTGTCTGGTGATCACCAGACGTACATCACTGATGATTATGTGGTGACCCACAACACCAACATCCCCGGTCTGCACCGAATGATGGAGCAGTGGTGCCCGAAACTGCGGATCCACTACACCTCGTGGCCCCAGGAAGTGCTCAAGAAGTTCTACGCCGCCCAGCATGTGCTGCTGGCCCCGAGCCGGGGGGAGGGCAAGAACGTCCCGGCGATGGAGATGATGACTACGGGCGGGACGGTGATCGCGACCAACTTCGGGGGCCACACCCAGTGGCTGAACCGGGACTACGCGTACCCGCTGGACTACGAGTTGAGCAAGGTCAACGGGATCGACGGGTGTCTGTGGGCCAGCGCGAAGAAGGAGCACCTCAAGGAACTGATGTGGCACACGTACACCCATCGCGAGGAGGTGCGTGAGAAGGCGCACAGGGCGTCTCAGGCGATCCCTGAGATGTGTTCCTGGGACTCCGTGGTGGAGCGTCTCATGCTGTTGCTGTCCAAGCGGGGCGACAAGGGGGCCAAGGTGTATTCGGCGTACCGCAGCCTGTCAGGAGGGAACTGATAATGAGTTCGGTGGATCTGCGCTGTCCGGTCGGCCCTCGTCGGCTGCTGGCGATTCTGCGCCAGGAGGGCAAGAAGCCTGTGTACCTGGAGGACAACACCGTGGAGTTCGCGTGTTCTGACTGTGCGCGTGCTGCGCGCCGGGAGGGCCGGGACGTGCTGCGGGTGCTGCACCGTTACAACTTCATCGGGGAGTTGGTGGACACCGAGGAGGTCATGCGCGGGGAGGTTCTGGGGGACGGCCACCGATAGTGTGGCTAGAGCCTGTGGGTAGGCTTCACGGTTCTGGATAAGGAGAAGGTGCTTTGGCTACCACGATCTTCGAGGGCTTCTCGATCAGCCACGCGGCGATCTTGAACGGCTCCACGGGCGCGGACGAGACTTGGGGTGATATCTACGGGGTCAGCGAGGGCAGCCTGGAGGCTGACATTGACTCGTTCGACAACACCGGAGACGACACCGTGCTCTCGTCGTGGTTCTGGTTCAACTACGCGACGGTGAGCATCACTGGTGGCTACGTCCCGTTCAGCACCATCGCGGCGCTGTCGGGCACCACGGTCACCTCGTCGGGTACTGCTCCCAACGACACCTATTCGGTGCCGCTGTGGAACAAGAGCAGCCTCAACCAGCCGACCCGCCCGATGCGGATCCGCGTTCCCTCCAAGGACAGCGCAGGAGCGATCCGCAACCTGGACTTCATCCTCTACAAGGTTCAGTTCGAGCCGATCTCGTTCGACGGCCCGTCGTACAAGGACGGCCTGAAGTTGAACTACAGCGGTCGTGCCCTGCTCTCGTCCACCGACGAGAAGGGCGGCGCGCTGGCTGACCCCGCTGTGGGTCGTCTGTACAACATCGCAGGCTGATAACAACTGAAGGAGAGCAGCGTGACTGCCAGTTCTGAAATCGACGCCCTTGACCCCGTGGACACCGACACGTTCGAGTTGTCCACGGGGCTTGTGGTTGCCATTGAGCCGCTGAAGACCCGTCAGTTCTTCCGGCTGTTCCGCATCATCACCCACGGAGCCCCGGCGTATCTGGAGGGCAGCCTGACTGGGCTGTTCGACGGGGACACCGAGGAGGTCACCACACGGTTGGTGGCCATGATCGTCTTCAGCGTTCCCGAGGCTGAAGAGCAGACGATGGACTTCCTGGCCAGCATGGTGCGTCCGGTGGGGCTGGAGGGCAACGCCACCAGCAAGGCCGCTGCGATGCGCAACGACCAGAAGTGGAACGAGGTGGAGGCCGCGATGGTCAACCCCTCGATGGACGACACCCTCGGGATTGTGGAGATGATCATCAGGCGGGAGTCGAAGGATCTCGCCGCCTTGGGAAAACGCCTAGTGTCGATGCTGGAGACGGCGACGAAGACGGGGCAGCAGAACGCTGGCTCTCAGAAGGTCACCAAAGCATCGACCCCGAAGGTATCGTCGGATCCGTCGCCCGAGCCTTCGACCTCATCTCAGCCGAGTACGGATGGGACGACGAGCGAATCCTCGATCTGACGATTCGCCGCCTGCGTCAGATCACCACAGCGATCAGTCTGCGCAAGTACGCCGAGGACTTCCGGGAGCGCACGCTGACCGAGTGGACGGTGAAGACCCTCGCCACCTACACCGCTGCGACAGTGCCCGTCCAGAAGGGCAAGAAGAACGCCCTGCTGGAGGCTGCCGCGAAGATCTCGTTGTTCGGGAAGCGCCGCACCGATTCTAAGAGCAAAGAGCCGGAAGTCGGCTCCTACGAGCGTCTGATGCAGGTCGCCGGGAGCATGACGAAACCTCGATAGAAGGAAAGGCGTACAGCGATGGCCGACCGCGAGTACAGGGTCATTTACAAGGCCGTCGCGGACTTCGCTGACCTGATCAAACAGTCGAAACTGGCCGAGGATCGGCTGCGCGCAATGTCGGGCGCGCAAGAGGTGGATCGCAAGAGCCTGCGGGATCTGGACACCTACACCGAGGCGGTGGAGGAGGTCGGCAAGGCGGCTGCTGATTCCGCCGAGTCGCTGGGCGATCTGAAGGACTCCCAGGAGAAGGCCGGGGAAGCCTCGAAGAAGGCCACCAAGGAGCACAAGGACGAGGCCAGCGCGCTGGAGGCCGTGGCCAAGGCGCAGCGGGACGCCGAGCGTGCGCAGCGCAGCGCCGACGGATCCGCGCTTCGAGGCTCGGTCAAGCGAGCGCGCGCGAACGCCGAGTTGCGCCGGGGGCTGGAAGCCCTCATGGCGGTCAACAAAGAGGCCACCAAGACCGAGGTGGAGTACCGGGAAGAGACGGATAAGTCCACCTCGGTGCTGCGCCGTTTCGTGGCGATGCTGCGGCAGCACCGAGATGAGACGAGTGGTGTGCAGCGGGGTCTGCAGGGACTACTCAATGTCGGCAAAGTGTTCCGGGACGACACAGACCGGAGCACAGGTGCTCTCCACAAGATGACTTTGGCGATGCGTACCGCCAAGACAGGCACAGAAGACACCCGAATCGCCCTGGCCAAACTTGGTCAGGGGGTGCGCGATCTCGGTAGCGTATTCCGAGGTTTGGGTATGCCCTCGCTGATTATGTACGCCTCGGGCACTTTGGTGCGTGGTGTGTACGCCCTGGCTGGGGCGGTGACTGTGGCGGTTCAGGCGCTGGCACAGTTGGGGCCGTTGCTGGCGGCAGCCCCGGGTGGGATTCTGGCCATTGCGCAGGCGGCGCTTGGCGCGAAGGTGGCCATTGGTGAAGTCACCAATGCGATGAAGTTGTATCAGTCGGAGCAGAAGAAGGAAGGCCCGCAGACCTTCGCGGAAGCCCTCAAGGAAATGTCCCCGGCTACGCGGCAGTTCACCAAGGATCTGGTGAAACTGACCGACCAGTGGGGCAAGGTCAAGAAGGGCGTGTCCCAGGCGTTCTTCAGCCAGTTCGTGAAGGACATGGATAAGGTCAAGAGCCTGATTCCAACAGTCAGCGCGTTGCTGGAACGCGGTGCTGCCAGCGCCGGGAAGTTCGTGGACAAGGCGATCAAGCAGTTCTCCTCCCCGGTGTGGAAGGACGCGCTGGATGCGCTGAGCAAGTCCGGTGCCCGCACGATGGACAGCCTCGGGGACGCTCTGCTGGCCGTGGCCAACGGGTTCCGCAAGATCGCGATGGCGGCTCGCCCGTTGACTGAATGGCTCGGCGGCGAGTTCAAGGGTCTGGCGAAGGACTTCAACGACTGGGCTGACCATCTCGGGGGCGATTCGTTCCAGAACGCTCAGACGCGGTTCAGCCAGTTCGTGCTGATCTTCAAGAATCTTGGGTCGATCATCAGCAGTACGTTCAAGGCTGCTGGCGACACCACAGATTGGTTTATGAAGCGGTTCACGGAGATGACCACTTCATGGGCCACCACGACGAAGATGGCAGCCCAGGACGGCGGCGGGCTGAAGGCGTTCTTCGACAACTTGAAGCCCGTCATGTCGGAGACGGCGCGTCTGTTCGGGGATCTGTTCCGTGGGCTGAACAAGTTCGCTGACCCCACATCGCTGGCCAAGTTGGTGTCGATCCTGCGCACCGAGATGCTTCCGGCGCTGTTGGCGATCATGGAGTCGTGGGGCAACACTGATGCTGCTCAGAAGTTCGTGGAGTTGCTCAGCGAGTCTGCGGTGTTGTTCGCAAGGCTCAGTGACGCTGGTTTCTTCAACATGTTCATCACGCTGGTGGGCGTCGTTGGTTCGCTGATCGAGGCTCTCAACAATCTGCTGGCGAATCCGGTGGTGCAGTGGTTCACCGATGTGGCTGGGGCCATGGCTCCCTTCGTGTCTCTGGTGTTCTTCCTCAACAAGGCCGTCACCGTGTTGGGCACTGGCCTCACCTTTGCCTCTGGAGCGTTGGCCCGTTTCGGGATTGCTGGTGGGGTTGCGTCGGCGGCTACAGGAGGCTTGGGGAAGGCTCTGACGGCGTTGTCTGGGCCAGTTGGTTGGCTGATAATGGCCATTGGCGCCGTAGGGGTGAAAGCCTTTGACTCGCTCCGCAACGCGATGAGTTCCAACATCATCACGGCTGGGAATCTGGTCAAGACCTTCCAGTCCACAGGGCAGGCTTTCGTTGATCAGCAGTTCGCCACAAAGAAGCCCTGGTGGCTGGATCCCTTGCAGGTGGACAAGTCCACAGGGTCGTTGGCCAGTCTGGCGAAGTACGCGGATCGGTCGCTGTGGGATTCCTTCAACGAGATTCTGAACCCTGATGTGGAGTCCAGCGGAAACAAGATTGTTGACTGGACAAACAAGGTCACCAATGCGTTTGACGGCGTGTTCCACAGTTTCTTCAAGTGGGGTGAGATCGAGGGCAAGACCGACGCCTTCAACAAGCAGTTGGAGCAGTTCACAGCCGGGGTTCAGGATCTGGTTGCGACAAATCCAGAGGCAGCCATTGAGCAGGTGATCGCGCTGCGCAAGGCACTCACCGATGCGGGGTGGGATCCAGATAAGATCAACTCCACGCTGGCTCCTCTGGAAGACATGGTGGGCATCACCAAGGAGGGCGCAGTCGCCGCCTTGGAGCACGCTAAGGCTACTGAGGAGTTGACTGCTGCGCAGCAGCGGTACAACGACATTCTTGAGCGCGGCACGGGTGCGATGGAGGCCCAAGCGGCGATAGATGCCTATCAGGCGTCGTTGGATGCTGCTGATGAGGCGCTGAAGCGCAACGGCAAGACCCTGGATGCGCATACGCCAAAGGGTCGCGAGAACCGTGCCATGCTGCGAGGTCTTGCTGAGGACACGAAGACCATGTGGAAAGAGGCCGACCTCTCCACGAAACAGATGAAGCGCAGTCGTGATGAGTTCATCAAGATCGCGGTGGCGATGGGTAAGAGCCCCGAGCAGGCCAAGAAGATGGCTAAAGCGTTCGGGCTGATTCCCGGCCCTGCAGCCAAGGCTGCCCGGGAAGCCAAGCAGGCGATTGAGTCTCAGTTCCGTGACACGGTGAACACCATCACTGACATCATCAACGGTCTGGATCTGAACATCAAGGCCGGGGTGGACGTGAACATTACGGGGTCGCAGCGTTCAGATAATCTGAAGCGTGGCGACCCCGCAGGTGTGACCAAGGCTGCTGGTGGGCAGGTGCGCGGTGCAGGCACCACTACTTCCGACTCCATCCCGGCGTGGCTGTCCGACCAGGAGTACGTGATCCAGGCTGCTGCGGTGAACAAGTACGGGGTTCCGTTCTTCGACGCGCTCAACGCGATGCGTTTCTCCGACGGTGGGATGGTCGGCTACAAGATCGGTGGGAAGGTCAAGAAGGGCAAGCAGAAGCAGATCGCGGGCAAGGGCAAGCGCATGGCCATCCCCACCGAGGTGGTGGAGGGTATCCGGTCGCGCCGTGACAAGTTCAACGAGGCGAAGGCTGCGGCTGCAGACAACCAGAGCCAGTTGGCGCAAGCCCGGGAGAACCTGCGGCAGGCCCAGCAGGCGCTGGCTGACGCCACTGATGCTGAGGCGCAGCAGTTGCGCAAGGACGAGGCCGCCCAGGCTGTGCGTAACGCCGAGGAGGAGTTGGCCGAAGCGGAGTACGACCTCGCCAACGGGATCTCGGTCAAGGCTGCGGAGTTGGAGCAGGATCGGGCGTACGCCGATTACCAGTCGGCGCTGGAGGATCAGACCCAGCGGATCTCAGTGGGCGCTGCGGAGGTCGCGCTGGCCAGTGCGCAGGAGGACGCCGCTGACGCGCTGGAGGACTTCACCAACGGGATCAGCGTGGGGGCGGCGAAGGTCAACCTCGCGCAGGCCGAGGAGGAGTACCGTCAGGCGCTGACCGACGCGGCCACTGGACTCAGCGTGCGCGGTGCGATGGCTGATGTGGAGAGCGCCGAGGAGAACTACCGCAAGGTGATGGCCTCGGCGGCGTCCTCCGAGGCCGAGAGGATGCAGGCGCGGCAGGCGCTGGAAGAGGCCCGTGCCCAGGCCACTGATACCGCGATGCAGACGGAACTGCGGCTCATGGAGGCTCAGCAGGGACGCCTTGAGGCCGAGGACATGCTGGGGGACACCGAGGCCGAGGTCGCGCTGCGGGTCATGGAGACGGCGCAGGCGCAGAAGGAAGCCGCGCAGAACGTGGTGGACACCCAGCGGGATGTGGATCTGCGGGTCAGGGAGACTGCGCAGGGCTACGACGACGCCACCCGCAACGTGGACGCGGTACGCCGCGAGGTGAGCAACCGTGTGACCGACGCGAGGTCGGGTCTGACCGAGGCACGTCGGGCAGAGCGCAGGTTGCCGGGGGAGATCGCGGAAGAGGTGCGGCAGGCCCGTTTGGGGCTGTCGGGGGCCGAGGCGGGAATCAAGGACACCAAGCGGCAGAACCGTCAGGACAACGAGACGTGGAACGAGCAGTTGCAGAAGTACGGCAAGCGCGATCCTGCAGCAGGGTTCACGAAGAAGAACTGGCGCGCGTACAAGGAGTCCGTGCCGAAGGGCAAGAAGCCGACGAACAAGGGGTTCGGGAAGTGGCTGAAGAAGAACGGCCCGTACGCGAAGGACAAGTTCGGGGACGTGGGAGTGTTCAACTCGGCTACCGCTGAGCGGGAGTCCTGGGCTGATTATCGCGAAGAGAAGTCGCTTTACAAGGACGTGAACGGCAGCATCGAGGCTCCGTCCACCAACATGGAAGCCCTGGCCAACTACATGGAGGGTCGTGTGGGGGACGAGGTGGGAGCCGATACGTGTCTGGCCAACGTGCACAAGGCGCTGGACGACGTGGGGGCGCGCCTGGGACTCGGCTCGGCCAACAACACGGCCTCTACGTCCGGTCGGGCCTCGGACGTGCGTGAGTGGCTGCAGAGCAAGGGTCTTCTCCGCGACGGGGAGCCGCCTCGCGGGGCGATTCTGGTGTGGATGGATCGCAACCACATCGCGATTGCTGATGGTCACGGCAACGCGATCAACAACTGGGACGGCTCGAAGGTGGAGAAGACTCCGCTGTCGAAGATGGGCTCGTACAAGTGGACGTACCCCGCATCGTTGTGGACGGGCAACCAGGGACGTCGTGTCGGCGGCACGGTGAAGGCTGGCCAGCCCTACACGGTGGGCGAGTCGGGCCAGGAGATGTTCGTGCCGGATGTGAACGGGCGGATCCTGACAGCAGCGCAGACCGCTCGCCTGCTGGCTGCGGCCACGAACAGCCCCGGATTCGGGGTGTCGATGGGCCTCCCCGGTATGAGCCCGTCGATGCCGGGGGTCAGTGTCCCGTCGGTGAACGCTTCGTCGCTGGCTGGAGCCGCCTCGTTCTCGTCCCGGTTCGGTGATATCAACGTGTTCAACCCCGTGCCGGAACGTGCGAGCGATTCGATTCAGAAGCGGGTCAAGATCTTGACGAACAGGGAGGCGTAGGTGGCCGTATCGTCGTCTGAATACTGGTCGGTGATCGGCACCGACGGGGTTGAGGTCGCGCTGAACCAGTACGCCTGGAGCGTGCAGTCCTACGGGGGCTCTTCGCGGGGGCTCCCACCGTTGCGGGGCGAGGATCAGGTCTACGCGAACCGGGCTGGGCAGTCGTTCCGTCCGAAGGTCGCGGCGGCGCGCACCATCGTGCTGGAGATGTTCGTCAACGGCATCGACCCCGACACCGACGGCATCTCCGACGACCCAGATCTGCAGTTCAACGAGAACCTCGCCGCGCTGCAGCGTCTGTTCTGGACGCCCTCCGAGCAGATCCAGTTGGTGCGGCGCTGGAGGACTGCCAGCGGGATGCAGACGGCTACCGCGAAGGCGCAGATCGCCGGGACGATGGATCCTGATATGACCGGACGCTCCCGGGCGACGTTCAACGTGGAGTTGCTGCTGGCCGATCCGTACTTCTACAGCGATCCCGCCACCGTGGAGATCCCGGTGACCGGGGATGAGGTGTGGATCGACTACCCAGGTCAGATCCCGATCACGGGGTATGGCTGCTACCTGTCGGTGACCGGAGCGGTGGGCTGGCCTGCGGGACGCGTCGGGGATCCGGGGTTCGTGGAGTCCTACTCGGGGTTCATGGTGCAGGCCGAGTACCACATCGACGGGGTGCCCCGTCCTGATGTGTTCCCCACCCAGTACCTGACGTACGCGGCGCAGGACTCTGTGGTGCTCAAGGATCGCGGGATCCCGGCTGGCAGCACGGTGGAGTTGAGTCTGCACACCTCGTCGGCGGTGTCCACCAACCACTTGCTGGGGTACGAGTTCTCCGGGGTGGTGAAGACGCTGCAGGACACCGAGGTGCGGTACTTCGTGCCCAACTACGGGTACTTCCCCACCGCGTCGGCGGACAACACCGCGCCGCCTGAATACCCCTCGGTGACCACTGAACCTCTGCAGGTGACCCAAGACTCCACTGGCCTCACAGGATCCCGTCCTATTCCGCCAGGGCCGTTCCCTGCCGAGAGGGTTGGAATTGACGTTCTCGTGGCTGGCGCGGCTCTGATTGCTGAAGCCCCTACGGCTCCGTGGGTGGACTGGGACATGCTTGCCGACGGTACTCCGGTGCAGTTGACCAACGTCGGCCCGGACTACTACGACTTGGGCGACGGCGAGACGTATTACTTGGCTGGGGTGGATCGGGTCGCGCAGAAGTTCGGCCTGTCTAAGACGCCCGACGGGATTCCCGATTACTGGCCCATCGGTGGCACGCAGAAACTGGCGTTCAGCCTGATGACCGTTCCCGAGCCCTTCCCGGTGACGGGCTACTGGGAGGCTGCCGGGGCTCCCGGTGCGCTGTTGCTGCAGGTTCCTCCTGGGGGACAGATGCGTCTGACTCTGCGGGATCCGCTGACGGGTGAGGAGTTCGACTCGTACGGATGTGACGGCAACGCCGAGATCACCTTCACGTATCGGGTGCCGTGGGTATGACGGATATCTGGACGGTGGAGATCCGGCGCACTGCGACGGCGGCTCCGTTGGTGCACATGCCCTTCACATCTCTGATGTTCTCCGATGGGCTCAACGACGTGGGGGGAGGCTCAGTCACCTTCGACCTCGATCAGGAGATCACGGGCGCGGTGTCCGACGCATCGTTGTGGGAGGAGATCCTGGACAAGCCCAACGTGTGGGTGATCAAGCGCAACGGCAAGGAGATCACAGCGTTCACTGCAGACACCGTGGATGCGTCGTACGCAACGGTGGCGGGCGCGCGAACGGTGACGGTTTCGGGTAAGGGGCTGCTGGCGCAGTTGGAGCACGCTGTGGTGTTGCCTCCGAATGCGGTGTCGTCCTCGCCGTTCGCGGACTACGAGAACGACGGGTTCTACTGGTCGTACGGGGTGGACGAGTACCACTACAACGGCGGTCAGTCCCTGATGGTGGGAGACGTGGACGTGGCAGCCGGGGCGTCCGTGGAACTGATCGTGGAGGACGACGTGTTCAACACGGGGTACTCCCCGGTGGAGGTGGAGGGCACCGACGCGCTGTACCGGACGGTGCAGGCGACCCGTACCACCGAAGACACGTTGTTGATCGAGAACACGTCTGGCGAGGACTTCACGGCTGCTGACGGTGGGACGATCCGGGGACTGCGGGTGACCACTTTCCACCACTTCTACAAGATGCTGGAGCAGGCGCAGAACCGATTCGTGTCCGATGGGGACTCTTACACGTCTTCGCTGCCCCTGCTGCAGATGGGGTTCACCCGTTTCGAGGATTACCGGGGAGCGCAGTGGGTGCAGCGAGTCCCTGACACGGGCTCCCAGGAGAACGGGGTGAGCCTGCTGGCGTTGCTGCAGACGGCTGCTACGGGCTGGGAATCGGATAACGGTAGCGGCAACCAGGATCTTTGTGACTACCGCGTAGCGTTCGTGAACGGCACGCCGACGCTTATGGTGGCTCGGACGCTGGGCTTCGACAAGACCAAGACGGTGACGTTCCACAGCAACGTGACGTTCAGCGTGCAGCGGCGTGCCGAGCGGGCTGATATCAAGAACGTGATCGTGGCCCGAGCCGACTCCGGGACGTATCCGGGGTCTGTGGTGACGGCTACCTCCGCGATCTCCAAGCGGCTGTGGGGACGCCGGGAGACGATGCTGACGACCAACGGTGACGAGGCCAAGGACGCGGCTGCGGTGACCAAGTTGCGTGGCTACTACCAGCAGTTGAGTTCCTGGACTGTCTCGGTGCCTCCTGCGGTGGAGGTGGAAACCTCGGACGGCGAGATCGTGGAGGTCAACAGGGTCTACGACGACTACGACGTGGGCGACTGGATCGGGGTGGCGGTGGAAACGGGCGGGGTGCGCAGCGTGGTGCCGCTGCGGGTGGCCGCGATCAGCGGGGCTGTGGACTCCGAGGGGAACTTCTCGGTGGAGTTGACGCTGGACTCGATTATCAGCCTGCTGCGTGAGTTGGCCGAGCGCACCCGCTGACCGATAGTGGAAGAGAGGAGGTAGGCGAATGGCACGGTACTTGTACGCAGCAACGCCTGCTGATTACGTGGTCAACTCCTCCACAGGATTGCCCGTTCCCGGAGCCGTAGTGACGGTGTGGACGGCGAGGACGGGCGGATCCCAGGTCACCGACCTGCAGAACCTTTCGTTGCAGGCGATCACCCAGGTGACGGCGGATTCGCAGGGATTCATCGCGTTCTACGGCCCTGACAACACGACGGACAACCTATGGCTCTACGCAGGTAGCGGATCTCGATTGCTGTGTCGGGTCGTCAACGACGCGGCTCTGGAGGGCACCGTGCTTCCGCTCAGCGGAGGGACGTTGACAGGGAACCTGACGTTGGCGGGGGCCCCTTCAGCAGACTTGCACGCGGCCACGAAGAAGTACGTTGACGACAACGTGATCAACTTCGTGGCCAAGACTGGCGACACGATGACGGGCAGTCTTCGGGTGAGCCAAGCCAGTGCGAAGGTCACCGGAGATGCTTCCACGTACGTGTTCGCGCGCAGGCAGGGCGACGGTACGGGGTACGGATTCCATCTGGGGGCCACGAGCACCAACCCGTTCACCGCGACGTTGTACGACTCTGGCGGGAACGCTCTGAGCGCGGCCCTGAACTACAGCACAAGTTCGACGCGCTGGAACATCACCGGGAACACGTACATCACGGGGACGCTGCAGACGACGGGGGGCATGGCTGCCGCACTAGCGATGGGATCCAACAAGATCACTGGACTGGCCGCAGCGACCACCAACGGGGACGCGGTGCGCTACGAGCAGGTGGGGAAGTACACGTCGTACACAGTGACTGTCACAGCCTCTTCCCACCCAACGGGGTACACGTCGTCAGTGAAGTACAGCCGGACGGGGGATCTGGTGCACATGGAGGGCACTATCACAATCCCATCAGCGACTAAGGGACTTGGGGTGTACGAGTTCTCGCTTCCGCTTGCTTCTGCGCGTTCCGCAGGCATGGTGATCGGGGTCGCGTCGGGTGTGAAGGGTGCTGATTCTCCCGTTGGGCGCTGGGCAATCTTGTGGTCTGCGAGCAAGTTCGGAGTGTACGCCTTCGATGGATCCCAACTTGGGCACACTAACATCACGAGCGATTACACGGTATTCATCGACTTGATGTACCGCACCGAGGTTTGAGGATAGGCGCAAATGGCACGGTATCTGTACGCCGCGACTCCCGCAGACTACGTGGTCAACGCGTCCACGGGGCTACCAGTTCCCGGCGCTGTCGTCACTGTCTGGACGGCGAGGACTGGCGGCTCTCAGGTCACTGATCTTCAGACGCTGGCTGGGGGAGCGATCACTCAGGTCACCGCTGACGCGCAGGGATTCATCGCGTTCTACGGCCCTGA